GGGGTTTAAGACCATCATACTGAGATGCATCAGTTACAGATCCATAAAGAGAGGTTGTCTCAAACAGTGCGATATCTTTTTCAAATTCAGTGTTCAAGATCTCTCTGGCATAGTGAGAACAACAAAGAAGTGCGAGAAGTTTACCTCCAAGATAGTTATATCCAAAGGGTTGAGACGGAACAATCACAAATCCCATAGCCGCATGGCGATTAAAAATTGAAAGGTCAGGTGCTTTTCCTAACCACTCATTTCTAGGTTTAGAATTAATTGTAGGAGAACCAAAACGAATAAAACCTAAAATTTTATTAGTGTTTTTTTCATAGATAATCCACTTCAACTCTCTGCCAGGAACATTCTGTTCGTTATTATGAGATGAAACTGCAGCAAGTAAGTCAGTAAAAGTTTCTTGAGATGCTTGTCTCAATCCACCTTTCACAGGACCACCAACGCGGACAATTTCAAATTCCATCTCCTCTGGATGAATATCACTATTGAAGAACTCATCTTTCAAAGAAAATAAAGTGTTTTTGCCAGAGATGACTTCCATTTTTACAAACCGCATATAATCTTCAATATTTCCCATATGAGAGAAATACTTAATAAACTCATCAGCAGCCCAGACAGCAGTTTCCTCTGATACAATCATTTAACACACTTTACTACAATATCCATCGACTTAGTTGCCTCTGCCATCTCACGATAACCAGAACCAACATAAATCTGTCCGCCAACTACGGCAACGGCACAGGCACCCCAGAAGATGTAGTACCATTGAGATTTGATTTGATGTCTAATGTTTTTCATTTGAAACTACACTCCACCATTATTTCAGTTAGACAAGCAAGCGTATTGATTTCTTGATCTGCTACAAACGCACTCTGATACTGATACTTAGCAAGCACAAGCACAGCAGCAGGAATACTATTGTTTTCAAGGGCGCTATAAAGAGCATCGTAAACACGGCGCAACAATACAGTAGTATCATTGTCCAGATTAGCCACCACCCATTTCCGAACTTCAGGGAAGTTCTTTTCTTTAAGGTTTTGAAGAAGGTCATTTACAGCAACATCAGAGAAAGACGCAAGAATTCCACTATCGATTTTTCCACTTACAGAATATCGTTGACACTCATTTAAGACTCTTCGCCAATCTGGGAAGTGTTTGTTGATGAGTTCGGCAAGGACTTTTTGATCATATTGTACACTCTCTTCGTCCAGGATGTTTTGTAGACGCTTGAAGAAGGACCCTGCCAATACAGTCTTTTCTTTTCCTTTGAGGGAGAAGTCAATGACGGCACATCGGGAGTGGAGGGGTTCGATGATTTTGTTTTTGTAGTTACAAGTGAAGATGAATCGACAGTTGCGACTAAACTCCTCAATAGACGCCCGTAGGAGGAGTTGTACATCTGGGGTTGTGTTATCTGCTTCATCAATAAGGATGACTTTGTGTTTAGCAGTTGATGAAAGCGAGACGGTCGAAGCGAAATTCTTTGCATTGTTTCGCACAGTATCGAGGAATCTACCCTCGTCAGATCCATTGATGACATAAAAATCTACTCCAAGTTCATTACAAAGTGCTTTTGCTACTGTTGTCTTACCGATACCAGGAGGACCAGCAAGAAGCATATTTGGTATTTCACCCTTATTTAGAAACTCCCGAAACATAGTTTTGGTAGATTCTGGGAGAATACAATCGTCAATCGTTTTAGGTCGATATTTCTCAACCCAAATAAAATCACTATTCATAATCAAATCCAATCAGGTTTACGCTGAGGTAGTCGAAGGTAGTTGTCCTTCACCCAAGGTTTTGAAGCAATATACCTTTTATAAGCAGTAAAGGTATCAATGCTATCGTCAAATTTCCATTCCACAGGCATTGCCCGAGCAAATGGAGTCACACTGGTTATCTTTCCTTTTGGAAACAAATAATAAGCAGACACAAGAGTATTATAGCACGAATGGGTTTTACCATATCGCACAGCATACTCATCACACAAGTTCATACCCCACTTAATCAACCAATAGGCATTGTGGATACTATCCATTGCCCATTTGGTGCAGGGGTGATTACGAAACGCACCCTTTTCAGTTCTGTAGGGAGTGCCGTCAGTTTTAGGCAGAGTGCCGTAGTTATGACCCCACTTTTCAGATGCCACAATAGAAAGCATCTGGCAGCACTCCAGTGGCATTTTGACAATGTGTTTATCGGGGAGACAAACAGCACTTTCAGCAGGCCAAGGTGATGTTACAAAGATGTTCATCAGAAACAATACTTTCGAACATAGTATCGAACTTTTTCTGGTTTGTCTTCAAAGTAAAATGCTTCGTGTTCTTTCTGTGTTGCTTTATAGGATTGAGTAATACTCACAGATTTTTTAATATCTTCCATTTTATTCCAAGGAAGAGGCATTGATTTTGCAGAAATACCAATCGGTTCATTACGATTGCAAATCTGTGCGGCGTGAAATGCTTCGTGAAAGACTGTTTCATTCACATAACGATGCATATCCCAACCACCATTTTTGATGTTCTTGGTGCATACAACAAATTTATTTGGAGTTTGAGCATAACCAAAAACTTGATTATTTCGACACAATCCAATATTTTCGTGAATATGAAACCTAGCAGAAATTAAATCACGAATCAGTTGTTGACCCTGTGGGTTCAGATAAAGAAGAAATTCCATCAACCAAAAGTCGAATCAGGTTCCAGAGCAATATAGTAGCAAAGTTCGTGATTCTTGCTGGTGAATCGTGATAGAAGTTTTTGTGATACAACAACCTCATATGTTCCAGGGAGAATCTTAATGTTTTCTACCTTAAAGTTAAACACAAACTCAGAATCAGTTTCGCCAACAACTTCTTCGTGAGCATTAGAAGTGTCATTCTTCTTATCACGAACAACTAGTTTCACCACACCATTCTCACCAACAGCAGAGATATCTGGTAGTTGAAGAACAGAAGCAGCCTTAAGAAGTTTATCAAGAACTTGGGTATTCAGTTCGAAGCAAACATCCTCAGTGGGAAGATTGATTGCTTTATCTGGAGGAGTGATGATGACATTTGGGTCAGCGAAGAAATACTTCGAACGAGACCTGCCTTCGCGGACAACAACATATCCATCATTTGCAAAGTCCAGTTCAGGACTTTGATAGAGACCCAAGTTGTTTAGAAACTGATTGAGATCATAGATACCAAAGTCTTTAGGTAGATCTTCAGTAATCGTTGCCTCAGCAAGAATATTTTTCATCACACTGATTGTGCGAAGTTTACTCCCCTCTTTAAACAAAATAGATTGGTTAATGGAAGAAAAGTTCTTGAGGACAGAGATAGTTTTATCAGATAGTTTCATAATCAATAGTTGTAAGTATTAGTGGTGTTTTTGTGAAGTCCAGCGAAATGATAGAGCAAAACGCAATAATGAATCGCTTTTAGAATGTCTTGCTTAGACTTACCATTCTTTTTACCAAACCTAGAAAGATACTTGATAGCATTGGAACGAGTGAATGCTTCTGCGTCTCCAATGCTCTCAATCAAATCAAGTGTTTGAGTTTTGGAAGTTTCAGAGGTGTAGTGAGAATGATAGGTGCTGGAAAGATACTGCTCTACTTCTTTCAGAGTCTTATCTTCATTATATTTCCAGAAACCATTTTTGTTTGTATCTTCAGGCATTTTCAAATTAAAATTAAATGTAGAGTTTGTTTCTAGATCAGGAACAGTAAAATTCATAGCAGGAAGATTGGATGTGGAAAGATTAATAACATCCGTATTTGTGGTGCTGTAAAGAGTTTCAAAATTTTCGCTGTTTACACTGCTACCAAGAGTATAGACCTCATAATTTTGATTGGTCATAATAAAAGTCATAAACTACCTATTAGTATCATATCAGAAGGGAGGTTTCGTGTCAAATGAAATCGATTCAATAGACTCTTCAGAAGGCATCTTAAAGTCAGCATCCACCTTATCATAGAGTTCCAGAAAGGACTGTTTGGTTTCATCATCAAAGCGGTTTACACACACTTGGATTGCCTTTGCTTTGTCTTGGAAGATACTATAAGCACGAACGATGTGAACCAGGCGGCGAGTGCTGATGATTTCCTCAATACCACCATCATAGAAAGTCTTGCGGATGATGTCAGCCCAGTCTACTAGACGCTTACAGAAGTCAGTGTCCTCAACATCAAGTTCCTGAGCAACACCGTCTAGAATTTTTTGTTCGACGGTGGGAGCAGGATAGGACTGCTCAAAGGTCACAGGGAATCGCTCAAGGAAAGCTTCGTTAAGCACATTGGTGCCGATGAAACGACCATCATCAGAACCTTTACCTTTAGTGTTAGCGGTGGCAATCACATTAAATCCAATAGCAGGTTTAACCCAGCGACCAATCTTCTTCAGAAATACTCCCTTACCTTCCAAGATAGACTGAAGGCACAGAATCTTATTAGAGGCAAGGTCGATCTCATCTAGCAACAGTACAGCACCACGCTCCAGTGCTTCAATCACAGGACCATTGTGCCAGACAGTTTCCCCGTTCACAAGACGGAAACCACCAATCAAATCATCCTCGTCAGTCTCAATGGTAATGTTCACCCGAATGAGTTCACGCTTCAGTTGAGCACACGCTTGCTCCACACTGAGCGTTTTACCATTACCCGAAAGACCCGTGATGAACGCAGGGTAAAAGATACGGGACTGAATAATCTTTTTAATATCATTAAAGTTACCAAACTTGACGA